CTTGAACGTTCCCATTTCAAGAATGGAATCTGATGCAGGATTTTCTTTAGGAAGAGCATCAGAGATTTCAAGAGATGAGATCAAATTTAGTAAGTTTATTAATAGACTAAGAGCAAGATTTGCTACGTTGTTTGATAAGATACTAGAGAAGCAGTTGATTTTAAAAGGAGTTATTGCTCCAGAAGATTGGGCAACAATTCAATCTAATCTCCGTTATGACTTCATGAGTGATAATCACTTTGAAGAATTGAAAACAAGTGAGATTTTGAGAGAGCGACTAGGTTTACTTAGAGACATTGATGAGTATACCGGCAAGTACTATTCGACAGATTGGGTACGTAAGAACGTACTATATATGACAGAAGATGAAATCGAAAAAATGACTCAGGACATCAAAGATGAAGAAGAATCATCAGAAGATGGCGACGATTCTGATTCAGGAATCGATTTTGGAACAGAACATAAGATCGTATAGACCAGTTGTAATAAAATATAAATAAGTATATAAACGAGGAGATAGTAATGAGCGTGAAAGATTTAATTAAACATGCGATGGACAAAGACGCAACACAGTTTCAGTCTCAGTTCCAAGATATTATGGCAGACAAAATGACATCTGCTATCGAAACAAAATATGCTGACATGTTTGGTGCAGGCGAAGCAGTAGAAGTTGAAGAGCCAGTTTCAGAACCAGACGTAGAAGCAGTAACAGACCAAGAGTAAGGGGCAACAATGAAAAGCTTTAAGGAAATGCTTGCTGAGACTACAGACAAACCAAAGTCTCCAGATGAGCAGAATTTTTTAGACAAACATATCGTTGACAAGCGTGATCATCCTGTCGCACCTGATGACCAGTTCTCAGGTGAGATTAAAGGCAAGAAGAAAAAGAAGCGTGAGGCTGATCGTGAGGAAGGTCAAGATAAAGAAGTCTACGAAGAGATTGAAGCTGAAGAAGAGATCATTGTTGAAGGTGTTCTTGAAGATTTAGCTAAGATCGTTAAAACAAAGTCAATTGGACAAGTAAAGTTCAAAGACGGTAAGAAACAGAAAGTCGATCTTACTACCGCATCTATGATCCTATCAATGCATAAGCAGTTGAGTGGTTCAAATAAAAAGAAAGTTGACGGTATGCTGAATGACAGTAAAAAGTTTATGCAGATCGTTCAATTCGCAATGACTGCAGGGAAGAAATAATATGTCTCTATTAATCAAAGAAATCGTTGAAGACGTACAATACATCTCGGAAGACATTCTTAACGAAGAAGGCGAGAAAACAGGCAAAAACTATTTCATTGAAGGCGTCATCATGCAAGGCGACATCAAAAATAGAAATGGGCGTATGTATCCAGCATCTACTCTCATTAAAGAGATGACCAGATATAATAAGAATTACGTTGAAGCAAAACGTGCATATGGCGAGTTGGGTCATCCAGCTGGACCTACAATCAATTTAGATCGTGTGTCACATATGTTTACAGAACTTAAACAGGACGGATCCAATATCATTGGACGTGCTAAAGTCATGGATACTCCAATGGGTAAGATCGTTAAAAGTCTTATCGATGAAGGCGCAAATCTTGGTATCTCATCACGTGGCATGGGTTCTATTAAGCAAAACAAAGATGGAGTTATGGAAGTGCAGGGCGACTTTATGTTAGCTACTGCTGGAGATATCGTTGCAGATCCATCAGCACCAGACGCATTCGTTAAGGGTGTTATGGAAGGCGTTGATTGGGTCTACGATGTAGCATCTTCTTCTTGGACAATGGCAAATGCATTTGATCAAATTGAAGAGGAAATCAAAGAGACGGCAAAAGTATCTACAAGGGAATTGGAGATTAGGGCTGCCGCTCTTTTTGAAAAATTTGTAAGTTCATTGTCAAAAACATGATTTTTATAAATATAATAGATAAACACCTACTATTAAAGGAGAAACCAAATGAGTGAAGAACTAGAGAAGAATCTAGACTTGGACGAAGCCAAAGCAACTGGTGAAGATTCTGTTGCGGCTGATCCTGTAACACCTGCTGGCGGCGCTGTAAAAAAGCGTAAAGGCGATGTTAAAAAGGCAGCTGATCCTAAGGCAGACAACATCGAAGACGATGTGAAAACACCACAGGGCTCAAATGACGAAGGACTGAAAGAAGCAGTCGAGCGTCTATTTGAAGGCACCGAATTGTCAGAAGATTTTAAAACACAAACAGTAGCTATCTTCGAAGCCGCTGTACAAGAAAAGGTGACTGCTGAAAAAGCCGCACTTGAAGAAAAGTTTGAAAGTGATCTACAGGAGCAAGTTAATGTTACTGTAGACGAGTTGGTAGAAAAAGTTGACCAATATCTAGACTACGTAGTAGAAAGCTGGATGGAAGACAACAAGGTTGAAGTCGAAAGCAACATTAAAGTTGAAGTCGCTGAATCACTATTGACAAGTATCAAAGGTCTTGTTATTGAGCATAACATGGAAATCGATGATGAGCAAGTCGATGTAGTTGCTGATTTGGAAGCTAGACTCGAAGAGTCCACTTCTAAGTACAACGAAGTCGTTGAGCAAATGATTGAAGTTCGTGAAGCGAAAGAAAAGGCTGATCTTGACATCGCATTCAAAACTATTTCTGAGGACTTAACAGACACTCAAGTCGAAAAATTGCGTGTTCTCTCAGAAGGCGTGTCTTACGAATCAGTAGAAGAGTTTACAACTAAGATGGAAGCTATTAAAACTTCTTACTTTGCTGAACAAGCTCCTGCTCCTGTGCAAGAAGACGAAACCGATCTTCTACAAGAAGAGACTGCGGAAGAAGCACAACCTGTTATTGACCCGTCGATGGCTCGTTATGCGGAATCGCTTGGCCGCTTTGCCGCAAAATAAATTTTTATAAATAATACTAAGTAAAATCTCAAAAAAGGAGAACCACAATGAGAAATGAAGAACTAATGCAAAAGTGGAAGCCGATTCTAGAGCATGGCGCTCTGCCCGGCATCCAAGATTCTCACAGAGCGGCCGTAACGGCAACTCTTTTGGAGAACACTGAAGAGTCAATGCGTGAAGGTGAAAGCCTTGGCACTGGATCTTTGTTGAACGAAGCCGCACCAGCTAACTCTACTGCTGATATGGCTAAATATGATCCCGTACTGATCTCACTAGTACGCCGTGCAATGCCTAACTTGGTTGCATATGATATCGCAGGCGTACAGCCGATGACTGGCCCAACTGGCTTGATCTTCGCTATGCGTTCTAAGTACGAAGATACTTCTAATAAGCCAGAAGCCTTCTACGGAGAAGCAGATACCGATTACTCTGGTACTGGTACTCATGCTAACGCATTGGGTGCAGGGTCAGAAACAACTGGTACCGGCCTTGATACTGCTGATGCAGAAGCTTTGGGTGATGGATCTGCCGCTGAGTTCGCTCAGATGTCTTTCTCAATCGAAAAAGTATCTGTAACTGCTAAGTCACGTGCTTTGAAAGCTGAGTACACAACTGAACTTGCTCAAGACCTTAAAGCTATCCATGGTTTGGATGCTGAGACTGAGTTAGCAAACATGTTGTCTGCTGAGTTGCTTGCTGAAATCAACCGTGAAGTAATCCGTACAGTGTATTCAAACGCTGTTGCTGGTTCTCAGAGTGGTGTTGCTAGTGCAGGTACTTTCAACCTAGACGTTGATGCTAATGGCCGTTGGTCAGTAGAGAAGTTCAAAGGCTTGATGTTCCAAATCGAGAAAGAAGCGAATCAAATCGCTAAAGACACTCGTAGAGGAAAAGGTAACATGATCGTATGTTCATCTGATGTTGCTTCTGCACTTCAAATGGCTGGCGTTCTTGATTACACTCCAGCACTTAACTCTAACAACTTGAACCCAGATGACACAGGCAACACATTTGCTGGTGTTCTTAACGGTCGCTTTAGAGTGTACATCGATCCATATGCCGGTGCAAACTACATGGTAGTAGGTTATAAAGGTTCTAGCGCATTTGATGCTGGTCTTTTCTATTGCCCATATGTACCATTGCAAATGGTTCGTGCAGTTGGCGAGAACAGCTTCCAGTCAAAACTGGGCTTCAAAACTCGTTACGGAATGGTTTCTAACCCATTCGCACAAGGTTCTACTGTTGGTAATGGCGCACTTAGTGCTAACACTAACGTGTACTACCGTCGTACAGCAGTTTCTAACTTGCTATAAAAATAAGATTGGGACTCTGATCGGGAAGATTAGAAATAACCCAACTGACTTTAAGAGGCTCTTCGGAGCCTCTTTTTTTTGTCTGTATAAATATAACAGTATGGCAGAGTATCATGGGGCGTGATACTTAATAGAGGCGACCCGCTAAAGTTCGCTATCGTCTACCATACGCTATATAAATAGTACTATACAACTTTGATAGAGGATATCATGTCAACATCAAACTTTTTATCACCGGTAGAGTTTAAGTTAGTAATCAATAGATTGCCTAACACAGAGTTCTATGTTCAACAGATCAATGTACCTGGCATCAACTCTGGTGCGGCAGAAAGGTCTACTCCGTTTAAGAACATCTATACACCTGGCGATAAGCTTATCTTTGATGACTTGAATGTCACTCTCGTTGCTGATGAAAACCTTGCATCATTCAGAGAGTGTTGGGATTGGTTACATGCAGTCACACGTGCTGAGGGATTTGAAGGATACGCAGGACTCAATGCTCCTGTCGTAGGCGGTGTAACTAGTGTCACTTCAGACGGTAAAGGCAGTATGTCAGATGCATCGTTGATCATTCTGGATAGTAACAAGAATAGTAACATACAGATATCATTCACAGACGTATTCCCAATTAGCATTGGACCAATACAGCTAAATACTAGTGATACAGATGTGACACCACCTACATTCGATGTGACATTTAAATATAGCGGCTATAGCATTACAGTTTAGAGTTGACTTTTTACTGAATATAGTGTAGACTAGTATAGTTGCACATGTACTTAATTATGGAGATATTATGAAGATAGATGAGATCATTAAAGAATGGGAAAAAGATGGACCAGTGGATACCATCAACATCTCTAGAGAATCCTCTGAGATACCAAAACTACACAACAAGTACTTCAAGTTCTATATGGGAGAAGGTTATCTCTTAAAGAAGATGAAGGCTGATTACAAAAAGCTACACAAGCTAAAGACTGAGTACTACAAAGGTGAACTTGACGTTACTGAACTCAAGCAGTATGGATGGGAACCACAACCTCTTAAAATTCTCAGACAAGACATTCCGTCTTACATAGATGCGGATGATGATATCATCGATGCATCTCTTAAGATTGGAGCGCAAGAGCAAAAAGTAGAGTACCTCGAATCTATTATCAAGCAGATAAATAATCGTGGATTTCAAATCAAATCAATTATAGACTGGGAGCGGTTTAGAACAGGTGCTTAA